GGCTGTCATACCACTCCCCCTCATACCCCAGCTCGAACCTTGTTACTTGTCGATGGACTTCGGCACGACCGCTACCTGCGCCACGACATACCCTCCTGCAGGCAACCCCTCTAGTTGAGCAAACGAATACTGATCGACGTTCTTCGTCTGCCAGTCAGTCGTCGGCTTTAGGATCTTGTACGGCTCAGAACCCGCAACAGATGTCGAGACTGCTTCAAAGATCAACTGAGTCGCCGTGTTGGCAATGATCTCCCTCGTCGCGTCTTCCCCCCCACGAGTTCCACCCAGTTGGACGTAGTCGCCAATGAACTCGTGCGGCACCCAGCTCTTGGACGAATCAGTCAAGGAGTCTGCTGTGCCAGAGTCTGCTGTGCCAGAATCATCCAATCTGCATTGTCGATACTTGACTCTGTAGCCCTTCGTCCGCCAGTCCCTAATTCCCGCCCATCGGACATGAAGAATCGGCACCGTGCTGCCGTCTTCGGCCTCTTTCCATAGCCCCTCAGCGTCCAGTTTGTTTGGGGCATTGGCAGTCGCCCCGCGAAGCTCCCTGTCTGCCTGATCCTGCTGACCAATCCAGTCAGTTCTCCCTTTCAGTAGCCAGAACCGACGATTGCCAATGCGTGCATCCAGCGTCCCCGAAATCGTAGTTGAGCCAGGACCTCCAGGCTCAATCCGATGACGAATCCCAGTCACTCCCACCTTCACCGTTTCCGAATGAGAGGTGAACTGAATCAAGTCCCCGCCCTCAATGTTCAAGCACAGCCACGGAATGTGAATCTCTACGCCGGGGCATGGCTTCGATACATCGTGCAACGCCTTCTCGCAGGCGTCCATGGCCTCAGCACGGGTGTCGATGACGGATAGGTCCTTCTCGACAATCCGCATGTACTTGTGCAGCCGGTTCCCATTGCCATCTGGGATGCCGTAGAGGGCCTTCGCACTGGCGTCTGCACATTGGACGCTTGCCTGCTTGCCCGTCGTCCTATCCTTATAGACCCACCGGATCTTCGTCCTGATGTTGGCTTCGGTGTAGCGGGTTCGAATGATGCGGAAGTTGCCAGCCAGATCAGCATCGGCATTCGTGTCATCCCGCATCGGATCAACTACCGTAGGGCGGAACTCCGAGTTCGTGCTGTTCCACTTCCACATCAACACAAAGCCAATCGAGTTGACGGGATTCGAGACAGCGTCCAAGATGTTCGTGTCGCCCATCTCGTAGTGGTACAAGTAGTAGTTCGGGTTGTCCTCTACGATGATGTTCTTCGCGTGCCCGTAGTGCCCCAGGATCGTATTGAGACAGTTCGTCCCTGTAGAGAGCGTTACGTCGCCAAGCGTCCAGCCCTCAAGCTCCTTGTCAATCCAGTGGTCAGCCCAGGGCTGCATCCCGTCGACACAGGAGCATCTGAGGACATCATCCATCTCGACATCCTCAACACCTTCAATGTCAGAAGGGCCGACATAGCCCTCAAACATTGTCGCTCCAGTGCCGTCTTTGGCTATGTCGATCTGGACGTTGTGATACGCTCCGAGCAGAGGAACGCTGCCAGTATTATAACTGGAAGTATGCCCTGGATCAAGGCTGAGATTGTTGTCTCTGAAATACTGATGGTTAGCGATGTCTAGCTCTGCTGTCCACCGTCCCGAGTCATGAGAGTAGTCCAGTGAGCAGCCAAGGACGCGCCCACCTGTGAGCGATGTCCAAGAGACACCGTAGTCAGTCGATACCTTGAAGCTGAAGGATGTGACGTTGGTGCAATCGTTTCCGTTGGCGATCGAGCGCATTAGTAGGCCCCTGCCAGTTCCCAACCCGAGCCAATGTTGCCCTGTGCGTCTCTGCGTTTGACTGCGGAATGGATCTCGCGACCGTCAAGGTAATGCTTGTTGATGATGACAATGGGAGTGCGCCGATAATCGTAACCAACGCCAGCCTCGGCTTGCGCGGGCCGAAGATCGGGCATCGAGAGGCGTCCAACCTTCTCGCCCTCATGGACAACAGCAAGGCCAGATTTCGCCACTTCCCACCACTCGCCCGGTTCGGTTTCCAAGTATGGAACCTTGGGGATATTCACAAATGGGATGAGATTCACAACCGAGATCAAGGCATTGAATACCCAGATGATGGCGTTTACAACCCCCTTGATGAACTCGTTTGCCAAGGACCCAATGGTGCCACCAAGCTTCTGCCAGAAAGTCGTGCTCTCCGTCATCCAAAGCACACCCAGCTTTTCCCAGAAGGAAAGCGACTCGGATGAGAAGATCGCATCCATGGTCGCGGCGCTATCGCCTGCTCCATCCAGAAGCTTGATCTTGGCCAGTTCGCCGCCCTTTCGCAGTTTCTCAACGAAGCCATCGAGCGCGGCTTGCAGCTGATTCTTGAGAAAAGCACTGATTGTCGGCCAGTTTTGCTGTACCCATGCCGCCCACTCTTCCAACATCGGCCTGATCGCTGTATCCCAGGTCGACTTGACGATGCTGAATAGCTCTCTCAGTAGCGGCATAACCTTCGGCCCCAGAAACTCAACCAGTTCCTTCAGCTTCTGCCAGAGGAACTCCGCGACCTCGCGCAAAAAGACAAAGACCTCGCTCTGCAGGAAGGGGTCCATTTCAGTCGACCACCACTCACCGAACGCCTTGAAGAACTTCACAAGGTCATCGCGCTTTGACCAGATGAAGGAAGCAATGCCGCCAACCGCTGCTCCGAACGTCTCAAGAATCGGAGTAACCGCCGAGAAGATTGCGCCGATGAGCCCGGCCAGTTCGTCCTTGTTCTCAATGATCCAGTCGGTTGCCACAATCACTGCATCGACAAACTTGTTGATGACCCACAGGAACCCCTCGACAATTCCCGGCCCCACTTCGGCCCAGAACTCTTCCATCTTCTGGCCGAGGCTGATGATCTTTGCCTTCAGCGCCTCAATCTCAAGGCCGAACTGGCCGAGGAGAAGCGTGACCCATGTGACCTTTTCTTCGGCTTCTTTCTCCTCATCCTCTTCTGCGCCAGGGAAGATAGGAGGCTGGTCAGGGATGGATGCCCAGTGACGAATCCTGTCGTACTTCCAGCCCACAGGGACATTCAGATTGGAGAGGCGAGCCGTTGTCTTCGAGATCTCCTTCGTAACCTTCTTGACCTCATCCTCTACGTGGAACAACTCCTTGAGAATCGCAGCAATCGGACCAAGGAAGCCGAACAGGATGTTCGCCAGCCACTTCGTCATCTCTGCAAGATACGACTGGATGTCGGCGTAGTACTCGCTCTTCTTGGCGAGATCCCAGATAGCACTAGCCGCCCTCCAGGCATAGTCAGCCAGCGTCTTGAGAGCCTCCCAGACTGTCTGCGCCATCTGCTTCAGCTCTTCGAGGCGCTCCTGGAACTTCTCCTTGATGTCGCGGAAGATGGAGGCGATGGTGTCAATGACGCCAGCAATGCCGCCATAGATGTTCCCAGAAGCGAAGGCTGCCGCAGCTCCTGCCGCACCGCTTACATAGCCCGCCATCTTTGGCATTCCAAGAGCATCAAGAGCAGACGAGATCACCTGGCCGATTCCCGTGATGTGGTGCGCCCAGTCGATTACCTCTGCCTCAGCATCACCAAGCGCTTCCTTGAACATTTGAAGCGCTTCTTCGGCTTCCTCGGTCTCTTCTGCCATTCCCGGCAAGGCGGACATCGAACTGATGATGTTCTCGATGAACCCGTAGAAGCCGCCCTTGAGTGCCTGGTAGCGCTCCATCATCTCAGCATCGCCAATCGACTGCTCTGCTAGACGGCGGAAGTTGCCAAGGATCGTCTCGAAATCGCCAGAGAGGAAGAGGTTCGCTTGTGTCCGGCCGAAGTCTTCCCACATCCTCTCCATGGCCTCTTCAGTGGCCTGCTCGCCTGCTTCAAGCATGTCCTGGATTTCTTCAGGGGTTTTGCCAAGCACGCCAAGCAGATCATCCAGAGCCGTTTGAAACTCTCCGGCATAGTCTGCCTGATTCAATTGGTAAGCGATGTCGCGTCCTTGCTGCAACGCCGACTGGATGGCAGAGATGCTGCTGCCCGCAGCGAGGAGGTCTGGAATATCTAGGGTTCCGGCAGTCGCGCGCGAGATGATCTGGTGGGCTTGGGAAAGCGCATCACTCGGACGAAGTGGTTCTTCAAGGTCGTCCAGAAACTCTTGGAATGCCGATTTCAGTTCCTCAAGTCCTCCGACAAGTCCAAGAATCGCTGTGATGACTGACTGGATGGCAGAATCTGCGCCTAGGCCCGCATCCTTGAGGTCCTCTTGCGCTTGAGTTGCTTCACGATAGAGAGTCTTCAGCCCAGAAACTGCTTCAGCCTTCTCTTCAGCAGACTTAGCAGAGTCTGTCAAGACAGCACGCAGCTTCTCAAGACGCGAACTGAAGGTCTCGACGATAGTCCCCGCCCGTTTCAGCCCAGGGACAAGCTTCTCCATGTACGCAAAGAACTCGTCGAAGACACCCCCCGCCTCTGGATACTTCTCGCTGAGGGCAACGATCCGATCGAAGAAGCCTTGGATATTGGCAAGAGACGCATACCAATCAACGGTCTCAGCAGTCACCGCACCAAGGCCCTCTGCCATCTTGTCGAACTGCTCGTGAAGAGTGAGGTCCTGAATCTCCTCCTTGAGACCTCGAAGCGCTTTTTCGAATTCCTCGACCTCTTCTTCACTCTTCCCAAGAGCGCGATACCATTGAATCGTATCCTGAATGGCTTGCTCAGTGTTCTTGCCGAATGCCTTGAGAACAGGGATAATGTCCTTGCCCTCATCAACCATCTTCTCCATGGCCTCGTAGAAGGCTTTCTGGATCTCTTCGCTTGATTCCAGGGCTTTCCCGTACTTGAAGATCTCAGCAATGAGCCCCTGGACTGTTGGCTGGCTCTCTGCAAGCAGGTCAAAGAACACACCAAACGTGTCCTCGAAGTCCTCGCCGCCGACAGCATCTAGCACTGCCTGCCACGCCTGAGCAAGGGCACTGACCTCCGCCGCCATCTCGCCAGCGTTCATGTCCTGTAGCTCGCGGACAAGAACGCCCATCTCCAGAAGAGGATCTAGTTCTAAGGCATTGCCTAAGCGGTATTTGAATTCCTCAGTAAGACCAACTGCCTCGACGAGCTTCGAGACGAAACCCTCGCCTGCACTGCTAAAGGTTGCAGCAATGACGCCGAGGACCTCGTAGGCAGATAGCTCAAGGTTCTTCCTCGCTAGGTTGAGCGCGTCTGCAGTAACGTCAACAGCATGTTGCAGGCTGATCTCAGCGTTGCGAGCAGCAAGTGCAGCAAGCTCCTCCCCAAGCTGTTCCATGAGCCCCGGATCGGCTCCAGTGATTAGGGAACGAAGATTGAAGACATCAAAAGCCGCCCGCGAAGCCTCTCCCTCAGCGTCACGAAGCTTCTGGATTTCTTCGGTAAGCCCGCCAACTTCAACAGCAGCAGCATGAGCACTGTCCCGCAAATGCCCCACGCCCAAGGGGTCTCCTGCGTAGAGCGCACGCAGGTCGCTGATTGCCAAACCAGTCTTGTCGTGCAGCCGCTCCAATGCCTTCTCAAAGCCGCCAAATGTCCCTGGATAGATTGTTTCTGGCAACGTGCCGCCTGAACGAAGGAATTCTCCGATTGATGCTGACCCCATAACCGTTGCCACAGCAAGTTCGTCTGCTTCTTGTCGGGCTTTGACTATCGTTTCCAGAATGCCAGCGATGTAGTCAGCAATGGAGGCCAGCGACCCAATAAAGCCCTCTGTGGCTGCCGCCGTGAAGTCGCGCCACGCCGTCTTCATGCGGTCGAACTTGAAGCTTGCCGCCTCTGCCTGCTTTTCAAACGCCTCTTCAGCCGTTCCTGCCGCCTGCGACATTCGTTCCAGGTCTAGTGCATATGCCTTAGCAGCAGTCGTAGCAAGGGGGAGAACCGCTGTCACCGCACGGACGTTGGTGAACAGGTTCTCCATCTTGAGGTTGTTCGCATCAGCATAGCGGCCGATGAGGCCAATCGCCTCGGCAAACCCTTGCGTCTCAATGAGGGCTCGCCCTGAGTCATATCCCAGAGCCAGGATAACCTTGGCAAGCTCTGTGCTGGGACGCAAGATCTGCATCATCGTCTGACGCAGGGATGTGATTGCCCAGTCCGTTGCAATGCCCTGGCGAGTAAGGGTAGCGATAGCAGCAGTCATCTCGTGGATGGCTGCACCGGCTGGAGCTGCCACTCCGGCGAGGCGGCCGAACTGGCTACTCAATTCTGACATGGTTGTATTGTGGGCAACGATGTCTTCCGCAATGAAGTTCTGGTGGATGGGGACTTCTAGGTCGTAGACTTTCTCGCGCCCAATGTCTTCAATGGATACGATCTTGTCGTATTCGACAATCCCACGAGCTGCCCTTTGATGCTGCGGCGTATGAGAGACAACTTCTCCTACGCCTTTGCGGTCAATACCAATACGATCCACAAATCGGCGCACATCGGCATAGCGGTGTGTTTCCCAACACCAGGCATTGACGGACTTCCTGCGCCTTACGGTCCCGACAATTCCGAACCTGAGCAATAGATGCGACACATCTCTGACTAGTCGTTCCGAGGAAGACACAAATCCTACTTCAAATCCACTGCCAGTTCTCGATCCCCTCTTATCGTAGAGCCAGCCGTCTCCATTAAAGAGCCACCGGAGCAACACAGCGACGGAGGATTCGCTCCATGTGAATGCTTCCTCTGGAATATGCTTCTTGGAAGCAGGACAGTCATCAAGCCCGAGGCCGCGCAAGAAATCCATTGCGGGATTCTTGCCTGTAAACCGATTCTCAATACCACGAGAGATCGAATAGGTGGGGGCTTTGTCGTTGTTGTGGTTCTTGTTCCTGGCCTGGCATCCGAAGTGTTCCGCCCATTCGGCAACTTCGCGCCCATAGGTAGTGGTCGTAATTTCTGGTGTCTTAGAACGGCCCGTTCCCTCAGCCAGCCACAGTCCAAGGAATGCAGCTTCCCCTTCGGGAACATGAACGTCGCCGAAGAAAGGAAGATCTGTCGGCACTGCAATCTTGTCGCCAACAGCCAGATCGGAAACCTTCTTCCACCCGGATTCCGTCAGGTAGGGATGATTCCAGGTCGTCTTGATGGATCGGCCCAGGCGTGTTCCGAGCCGGACGATTGGCTTCTCGCCCATTTCGACCCAGTGAGACTCCATCGGGACAAACGAGCGCCCCTCGAACGAGACAATACGTTCGCCGCCCTCCATCTCGTCGATGCGTTTGTATCGCCCATCTGCAAGCAAGACGCGGGTGTCGCCCGTGACGCACTTGCCGAACTTGATAGTAGTGAACAGCAAATCATTGATATGTGCAGTTTCTGTTGCCTGGAGACCCCAAGCATTCAAAACCGTGGTCAACATATCGCTGACCTGGAAGACATCAGCCAGCCCTGCCGAAGCACCCTTCAGACCCTGCTCAAGGATCTCCATGGCGTCAGCGCCATAGAACGTCGCTGAGTAGATCTGATAGAGGGCAGCAGTGGCCTGAGACCCCAGGACAGGGAATTCCATGGCCAACGAACGAATCTGGCCGCGCAGCATCTCCATCTGCGCCCAAGTGTTGTCAGTCAGCGTCCAGACGTTGTGGAGTTGCGTGTCGAACTCAATGGCAGCCTTCATCGCCGCCGAGAACTCCTGGCCAACCTTGCGAACCGCAACGGCCAGCCCCAGCCAGGGGGCGACCTTCTTGACCGTGCCCCATAGGGGAGTGAACGACTTCGTAGTGGCAGCAGCGCCCTTCGTGACGACGCCCAGGCTCTTGCCGACCTGTTCCATCGACTTCTGCAATGGCATCATCGCCGCAGCGGCAGTAGATGCCCCTGCGGAGAACGTCTCGAAAAGTGCCTTGTAGTCTGATTGAATGCTTACAACAGTGCCGCCCGCCATACTACTCCTCGTTCAACGGGTGCTTATCACCGCGTTGCGCGGCGCGTTCTGCCCACTCCTTGGGTGTAATGTCGTGTGGCGATAGCCAGAAAGAGGGAGCTTTTGTGGGCTGCTTGCCCTTCTGAACCCCAGCAAAGGCTTCGTTCATGTAGATACGGGCGGAGCCGTACTCAATCTGAACGAACTGGGGAATGGCGTTGAGATAGAGAACTGCCTGGGGGAGGGTGAGATTCGCCACTTCTTCCCCAGACAGATGGAACCAAGCCTGAATCGCGGGGACCGCTAGTTCCCATCGGATTCCGCCGACTTCCTCGCGTTTCCCGAACCACCTTCTTCGTCTTTGTCAGTTCCCGGTCGCTTGCCCGAAAGCGCAAACGAGAACACTTCGCCAAGCAGCACCGACGAGAACCCGCCCAGGCCGTAAGCGACCAAGTCGGATGTCTGCTCTCGCGTCAACTCCTTGACAATGTCATTCTTGCTCTTCTTCATCGACCTGTAAAGAACTTCCAGGAGCAACTCCGAATCGACGAAGTCCATCGCGCCCTTCGCGCGGAACATCTCCTGCGTCAGGTCCTTGCCGGTCTTCTTCTTGATCTCCGCATGTTCTGCCAGTGTCAGCGGCCAGAACTCAAATTCCTTCCCCCCAATTTCCTCAACAATCGGAGTCGGTCGAACCGAATCCAATACGGCCCCAAGATCCCCCTTGCTCATATTCACCCCTAGAGAATGCGGAGGGGCGAGGCTCCCTCGCCCCTGTATCCGCGATTAGTCTTCGATGTAGGCTATGTCGCCAGTACCCTGCATCGTGATGTCTGCAGTAACCACTGCATCAACTGGCGTGCTGATACTGATCCCGTGGACATCAACCATGCCTTCCCAGCGCTTCCCGGTCATGTCAGAGTCGCTATCGATGTAGAACACACCGTAGATCTCCTCCGTGCCGGTCAACGCCTGGAACATGTCAGACGATGCCCAGTATTGACTTGCGCTTGCCGACCATTGCTTCAAGCCGTCAATGAATTCCCGCCAGTCGCCAGCGCTTTCAAAGCACGTCACATCATGTGTGTCGTAGCTCACGTCTAGCGACCAGTTAGAGAACCCACCAACCTGCTCAAGACGGTAACATCGCACGTCATCGACGTAGATGTCCGAACCCGTACCAGCAATGAACGACGCCTTCAGCTGGCGCGTCCCCGTTGGAGTCGCCCGCCGAATCACGCTATAGCGCTTCCAACTTGAAGCCCCAGTCCCGATGGTGTCTGTCCCACTCGACAGCACAGACCCGCCAGAAGTCAGGAAACTCAGCTTGACGTAGGATGTCCCCGTAGGATCGGCACTGCCCGCCACTTTGCACATGGCACTCAGCACGTAGTACTGGTTGTAGACAGCTGTTCCCGTCTGAGACATCGTTGTAGCGCCAGTGACGAAGGCAGAACCCGTACCATCCCAACAGCCGGTCGTCTTTGCCTCGCCTTTTGTCCAGTTGGATACACCAGTCGCGAAACTCGCGTTGGAGAGTAGGCTAGAACCAGTTGTCTGGCTCCAGAAGGCCCCATCTTTACCCGAGAAGGCCATGGGCTACCTCCTTAGCTGTACGCCAGCGCGCCGTTGCCCTGGAACGTGAAGGAAACGTCTACAGATCCATCTACAGGCGCACTAACGCTTGTCGCGTGCGCGTAGACATCTCCGTAGAAGTAGTGAGTACCATCGACGTAGCATTCCAGTTCAAGTTTCGCTGGTGTCAAAAGTGCCGTGATGATCACTTGCTGACCGTTCGCGTCGGTGTCGTACTCCCAGTGCCCGTCAAAGCTTCCCGACCACTGCTTCAATCCATCAAGGAACTCTCGCCAGTCATCCGCACTGTCGAACGTGGTCACGTCGATCGTGTCGTAGCCGATATCAATGGACCAGTTCTTGATCGCAGCAACGGTCTGGCAAGAACCCCCGCCATCCGTATCAATCTTGACATTGCCGCTCTTGCCAGCAAGTGCCATCGCTACCTCCTATGTCTTATCCAAGACGGCCTCGTAGCGCACACTGCAATACCACTCTTCCTTCTCGGTATCGAGATTCACACGCTTCAGTGGGCCGATTACTGAGTTCCGGTTTGGCCGGGTCATCTCTCTGAGAGTCCAGCCATCAAGCGTCATCGAACAGCCGTCATAGACGGCCAATAGCTTTTCCATGGAATCTTCAAGCGCCGTCGACACTTTGTTCGTAGGCATCGACAAGCCCTTGAAGGTGATGAGGACAGTCTCTGAATCTGGAACTTGGTTGTTGTCGAACGTATAGTCTGCGTTGGACGAAACTACGTCGTAGATCCAGCCAGGCTTTGCCACATAGTCTGCGTCCGTATGCTCATCGAGCAGACCGCCGTGATCTAGGAATGCCGAGCCAGACTTGAACCCAGTCGCATCTACGTCGCGAAGACGCCAGATCTCGTACTTGACTTGTCTTCGAGGATCTCCACTGGCTGCCATTAGATGGGAGCAGGCTCACTGATGTCGAGCCCAGGGAAGGAACCCCGAACAGAATTCGCTGCACGCCGCATGTAGTAGCTCGGCCCCACACCGGCCTCTTCGTGATACCAAGCGTAGTCTTCCCCGTCTGACTTGCGTTGTGTGCGAGCCACAACAAGAGCCTCATTAGGACCAGCCCTCAAACCCGTCGCGTTGTCGAAAGTGTTCCCGTCCTTGTCAGAGACCGTCCACGTCGAGTCTGTCTCGCCCGGCCCGACAACATGAATGCTCTTCACGAGCTGATGCTTGTCCTTGCCGCAGTTTGCCTGGGCCTCGTTTGCCAATGCAGTCGCCGCCTCGACAAGCTGGGAATCTGCCTCTCCCAGCGCCAAGTCTCTAACTGCCAAAGCAGCAATGGCCTTCGCATCGAAAAGAGGCTTACTCATTGGTCGCCCCTCGTTCCGCCATCCGAACGGCATACAAGCCAGCTACCTCTTGAAACTCCTGGTACTCATACACCGTCGAATCCCACTCCACGATGTCACCAGCTTCCGGCTCGGAGGACAGCTCTGAAGCCTTGAACATCACCATGACATCAGAGTCCGAAATCTTCCCAGCCGAAGCCTCAATCATCTTCTCGCTGTAGTGGCCGATGAGTACGTCTGAGATCGATCCAGAGCTACTCCAAGCCTCTGTGTAGCCAGCGTCGGGGTTCCCAGTGGTCGTCAACCCAGACTTGTACGTAATCGACGTTGGGGCTACGTTGGTCAGACCCAATCCATCGGCAACATTCTGCAGATGGGTCAGGACTATCGCACCGTAGTTGTCAAGCAGTGCCATTACAGAGCATCCCAACGCTTCTCGGTGTAGTCCTCGAAGTCAGACTCGGTGTAGGCTGTGGTCAGCGTGTAGTCTGTCCGGTCCCTGCCGTAGAGATCGATCTTCTGCTGGAGTTGCGTCATCTGCATCGACGCATCAGCTTGCGCCAATTCCTCGTACTCCTTGGCCATCTCCATCGCAGCCTTGCGAGCAGAGGTAGGGTCGACATAGACCTCACCGAAGAAGCGTGTCGTGATCAGCTTCTTAAACGAAGCCGCCACGTTGCGCCAGCCAACAGCAGCTGACTGGAAGACGTTCTGGTCTCCCAGCGTCAGAAACGCATCAATCTCGGAATCAGTCCATGTCCACGAGCCAGTAACCGTATCGTCCAACAGGAGTCGAACTTGACCCCGGCTCGTGGAGACATCATACGTATGAGCCATTACATGTAGGCCACGTAGAGCTTCGCCGGGAAGTTCGAGCCGGTGATGTAGAGTGCGTCACGGAAGAACAGCCCATTACTAGGGAGGTTATGCCGTGCAGCGCCGCCCGTTGTGCCAAACCCGATGTCGCCCCAAATCTCCGTTCCCGTCATCGTTTGCTCGCGGAACTGAATCGTCTCCACGGCAGACGAATCCGATGGGATCACATACCCCAGCAGATACCCATCACCATTCTTGATCCGTCGAGGGCCAGTCACTAGGAGACTAGGATATTTCCCGATACTCATAGAACCTCCTTGGGAGGGGGCGGAGGGGCCGGAGCCCCTCCGCTTTTAGGCCGAGAGGGATGTGAGCCGTAGCCCACAGAGGGCCATTACCCTGTCTAGTCCTCGTAAGTGACTTCGAACTCAACCGCCCAGGTAGGATTGTTGGTTGCTCCGGCGTCGTCCGTAATCAAGATGCCGACGATGTCGTCAGCGTCACACGCAATGGCTGTCGCAAGCGCAAACTTGTCGTTGAACTGCGAGGCAGCCCAAGACAATTCGGCTGAGAACGTCCCATCGGTGAAGTTGGCAACTACGAACTTGATGATCTGATCGTGGACTGTTGCGCCCATGTCAGTAACCCGCACATCAACGATCTCGCACTTGTACGGAGCCTGCCAGGAATCCGTAGTAGGAATCCCAATGATAGGCTCGTCCTTATTCGTGCTGTCAATGAGTGGTGTTTGAGTTAGCTGCGCATCAGTAATCACATACTGAATCCAGTACGCCTCTTCGCCGTCGATGGTTCTGACTACCCAGTCCGACGGAGGCGCGAACGTGATCGTGCCAGTACGCTGAAGCGTCTGTGTTCCAGTTGTGGCGCCGGTCGAAGTGTTGTCGAATACGGTCAAGTCCGCCCACGAGGACGCACCGTCACTGTATTGCCACTTGCCGCCAGCGCCGCCCCACGTTGCCATCGCGCCAGTTCCGGTAGCCAGATCGTTGAAGGCTACATAGCAGAACTGCTCGTCGAATCCGATGGCAAATGCGTCATCTGCTTCCTCTGCGTCTGCATCAGGGAGAAGCTGGTAATTGGCTGTCCAATCTGCCCCGGCCGACAACAGCGCTGACGTACTCAGATCGTCCCATGTAGTTGAAGTCTTGTCGTAGACCTTGCACAGAACGTCATTGTCGCCAGCCGCGCCGTCGTTGTAATCGTGCGTCGTGATGTCGACCGTTGAACCGACCATGCCGCCGCCGTTGGTAGCCGTACCGTCCGTATCTTCACCAACCATCCCGCCAGCAAACGGCAAAATCGTAGTGAAGGTATTGGTCGTCAGAACGTCGGCTGTCGCATCCACAAAGTCAGGAATGGTAAGCGCAGCAGAGGCATGGGTCTGGTTATCCGAGTCAACCGTCAGGTCAGCATCGCCATCATCGACGATGAACGAAGCGCCCTGTACGGACCCAGCAAACAAGACATTCCCACTGGCGACTTCCAGCGCATACGGCGCTGTGATCGTTACCGAGCCACCGGCAGCTGGTTCGCCTGCGATGTAAACCGTAGACGCCTTGGCGACCGTGACCGCACTGGAATCAGTTTGCGTTGGTTGGCCGATGTACAACCCCATACCGCTCATATCCGTCACGCCGGTCGATCCCGTAAGGGTGGTCGTGCCAGGAGACAGGCTGAGCAATCTGTGAGTCGACCCGTTGGCCGCTGCAAACGTCGCTGGAGCACCAGTCAAGGTAACATTCGCCATCTGGTCCGTCGTTACACGAGAATCAACTTCAACGATCTTCGTAGTCCCGTCGTAAACCTCAAGCGCAGCATCGGTATCAGACTTGATAACGACATCAGTGGCAGCAGTCGCAACGTCCAACTCGCCGCCATCCAAGTCGAAATCACCGTCAATCTGAAGGTTGCCGCCCTGATCCAGGCTGGCCACTTCCGTTCCCTTGCCGTCAGGCAAGAAGGACAGCCGATAGTCCGTCGAAGTCTCGACATCGAGGAAGATCGACATGTCGTAGTCGGTCGTGGTGTCGTGGTCGTAGCCACTGAAGATCAGATAGCCGGAATCCTGATCGGACCCGGTGGTCGTGTTATCGATAAGCAAGTCAAGCTGGGCTGCCCCAACCAATCCGATATTGCTCGCGGAGACCAACCCGTAGTCCCAGCCCGAACCAACGTCTAGCGCATGGGCCGTCTCTCCGCCTTCCTGTGTCATGGCACCAAAGCGAGCGCCGTAGATATTCAGGTTGGCATCGCCGTCCCCAATTGCCGCAACGTCGAACAGAACCAAGTTGTTCGTTCCTGCCGTCGCCGCACCAATCGTCGGATCGAAGTAGATTCCACGATAGGTTGACGCCACTCCCGTTCCATAGACTGGTGTGGTGAAACACATGTCAATCAAGTTGACCGTGTTGGCCACCGTGGGGATTCCCACTGTTGGATTGATGTCAAGGAAGATGCTTGTCGGAGTATTCGACGTATGTGCCGGAACCGTTCCAGAGATGGCCGTGTACGTTTTGCTGCTTCCAGCAGACTGGTCGGCACAATCAAGCGTGATTGTCCCGGCTGCGGTTGCGTTCGCAATCGTTCCGCCATCCACTGAGAACGTCGAGTCAATCTGCAACGCACCTGCACTTGTCAGATTAAAGACTTCTGTCTCATGGTTGTTGATTGTGAAGTCGTTGCCATTGGCTTCCGACTCAAGAATCCACGTATCCGTATTGTCGCCGCCCGCATCCGCATCTAGCGTCAGCGAAGCATCGCCCGTTGTATCGTGATCGGAAGCGACAATCTGGAAATCGATTCCCGTATCGTCATCGCCTGTCAGAACTACATCTCCATCCGTCGAGTTGACAAGTGTTTCGTCATTCTCAAGGATGAAGTCGTAGTTGTGCGCAATGGCCGTAGCCGAACCACCAGCAGTGATCTCAGGATCATCATCGTCTTCCCATCCGATGAACCAATAGGAATCCCCATCGTCATCTTCCGAGAAGAAAAATGGCTGCGTCTCGCCGTTGAAGTAACCGAAATCGGCATCCGTCGTAACAATGCCAAAACCAGGTACGTCCACTGCGCTACCAGCAGGCATGTCAAGGATCAGGCAGTTTGCATTGGCGTCAGCCGTTGTCCACTCCAACGTAATTGGGCTGTCCGTGCCGAACCCGAGATCGAGATCGTCGTATACCTCCCAGTTTCCGCTGGAATCGATTAGTTCGACTTCGTTGCCGTAGGTGCCGACTGCCAACGAGTTGGAGAACGACAGGTCTGTGAACCGCGTGTACCCGCCAATCTCTTCCTCTGCAGGAGCAGTGTCCTGTAGAACCGCAAACCCAAGGAACCCAACAACAGCGGCAAGGACGAGGGTAGCAATCGTGTTGAAATTCATATTGCCTCCATTGGGGCTATGCCCCAGTCCTTGCTAAGTCGAACCAGCAACCCACGCCTTGGGATCAAGAAGACTTCCACCAAAGATCTGGCGGATCTTCATACGGTTCTCGTCGAACCCGAAATTGTGCCCGGTGTTCGGTTGCTCATAGAAGAACTCAGGACCAGCCGAGCCATTCCACAAACCAGCTTCCATCGTGTTAGCGCCCAGCGCCGGATCAGCCATGATGTACCAGTGCGTCGAAGTGATGTACGGCGTATGGATGATCTCAAGGTTCATGAGCGGATTGATACGGTTGTTCGCATCCTCCGCAACGTGATCCGATCCCAGGATAGCCTGCGCGTTCATCAACTCAGACGTATGGACGATGAGATACTTCGGAATGTACATCACCGGCACGTAATTGCTGTCCGTGAAAGTCGTGGACGAATCAAGCGCCGTTTGCTGAAGCATCTTCTCAACAGCCGTCTCAAGATTGGCCGTAGTCAGTCCCGTCGAAGTCATCGTGTTGTAGAACGTGGTGCTGTCAACAGAACCGATCGTTCCGAAGATCGCATTGCCGTCATACGCATTCGGCTTGGCGTCCAAGCACGTATAGAAGAAGAAGTACTCATACGTGCGAGCCGCTGCCGCGCCCATCTTCTGCGCTGCCTGATCCAGAAGTCGCAGGTCGTCATACGTCGACGCCTCAAACGAATAGCCGAACAGCTTGCCGTACTTGGCAGGCGTCCAACTGATCTGGTCGTCCGAGAAGTCTCCTTCCAGGTAAGGCATCTTCTCCTCAACCTGGGGCAGACGATCCATCCCGCCCGTGATGATCCCGTAGTAGGTACGGAAGTCATTCACGCTCTGCGTGCTAGAGATCAACTTCGGCCACTGTGCGGGCCATTCGTTGTACCCCTTGTATAGCTTCTTGTGGATGCGGTCGAGCGTCAGCGAGTCAAAGGCGTCCGCGCCAATGGCTTCGCGAATGGCCACAACCGGCATCTTCCCAGCAACAGTGGGCTTGTCCTCAAGGAACTGCAGAAAGTCGCGTGCGCTCTCTGTCAACTCGATATCAAGACCATCCCACTTGCGAAGCGATCCTTCGCTCGCCGTTGCCTCTTCTTTCACTAGAATGTTATCAGCCATGCTTGGCCTCCACTAAGCCTTCGCGTCGAACTCTTTGAGGAGAATCGACCACAGTTCAAAGTAAACCGTCCCGCCTGAAGCAGGATCTGTATGTACAACCTTGCCAACCGGAACCGTCGCGCCGGAAGTTCCTGTGTAGAGGGTGTCTTTGTCGTAGCTGTAGACCATGTCGCCAAGCCCGAAATCCACTCCAGACTTGGCGGTGCCCTTGAACATACCAGACGCATACACCGTCCCGTAGGCCCCGGTTGCGAAATCCACAGCACAGACACCAACCGCTCCGACAGCGTTCGATCCAGTTACCTCAACAAGCTCCCCGCTGGAAAGCGTCACCATGTCGCCTGCATAGAGTGCTGCGCCCGTGGCATTCAGCATTCTGCGGCGAACGGATTCCCCCTCCGGGGATACGAGGATGAAGTTTCTAGCGTTTGCTCCAACAGCCATCAGTCATCACCCCTAGCTCTTCGCGTCGATTTCGTTCAGGATGATGGACCACAGCTCAAACCAGACTGTCCCGGCTTCAGCGGGGTCTGTGTGAACAACCTTGCCAACAGGCACATCGCCAGCCGTGCCCGCATCCAACGTCGATGCGCTGGCGTTGTAGACCGCGTCTCCCAGCGCGAAGTTCACACCACTCGCAGCCGATCCCTTAAACATCCCGGCCACGTAAACGGTCCCGTAGGAACTCGCAGCAATGTCCTGTGCGCAGATACCAACTGCACCGACTGTATTCGAGTCAGCCACTTCGGCCAGCGTATTGCTCGAAAGCGTCACCATCTCGCCTGCCTGAAGTGCCGTTGCACCGTTCAGCATTCGACGGTGAACAGGTCGCCCTTCCTCAGATTGAAGGATGAACTTCCTGGCATTTGCTCCGACAGCCATCACTCATCACCGTCCAAGAGCCCGGCACGCCTGAGCAGCTCAAGATCCTTCTCTTTGCGATCCTTCGCCTGCTCCTGAATGTCTTCCGGGTCTTCCTTCACGTCATCGACCTTCGCTGCCTCTTTGACATCTGCCAGAAGCTCTCGCACGACGCCAATCGCAGCATCGACAGCATCAGCTTCGACTTTGATGTCCTGGAACTGCTCGCGAATGCGAGCCTCCAGCTTCTCAGGCAGATCGGCCTCGCCAAGCTTCTCGTCAAGGATTCCACGGCTCTCCAAAACCTCAATTCTATGTAGAGCTTCGTCGCGCTCCGCAGAAACCTTCGTCAGCTCGCTCTTCGTCTCTTCAAGAGACTCTGTCAATTCCTTCAACGTGCCTTCCTCCTGGATCGTCGCCAGAGCCGCGTCACGCGCCTCCTCGGCAATCGTCTTCACGTACTCGGGGAAGGCTTCCTTCAGATCCTGGATGGATTTGATCTCCATCTTGTCCTCCTCGAATGCCTCAAGCACAGCGCCAATGCCGCCGCGTGCTCCGGCGTTAACCACGGCGTCACACGTCGGCCTTACATCCCGAAGCTCCTCAACGATGAAGCCTTCTCGGCCATCAGCCTTACCTCGTCGGATACGGCCTTTGTCGTTGATGGAAAGCTGAATGAGATGTGGTGCGTGCCTCGCCACTTGCCCTAGCTTGGTATCGAAAATCTTGTAGGTTGACGTTAGAGCACCAGCAGCTCCAACACCCCGATCGAATCCAACGCCTTCGTGTACCGCGACATAGTCAGCAGGCGTCGGGTTCCTTATGTGTCCAGCAAACGAACCTGCTCCCTCATAGCGACTGGCGTTCGCTGCCAGAAGCGCTGGAGAGTAGTACCGTCCGTTCTTCGACCAGCCAGCCTCAATCAGCACTGCTGGCGCACGAACAACCCCGTCATCTCCCTCAACAGCCTCCGAAAGCGAGACCGAGAAAGACAAATCCTCATCGAATAGCTTCGGCTCCTTGGCCTCGTCTTCGCGGGCCGCTTCAGCCATGTTTCTCTCCTCTACCTTCACCAATGCAGTGCGAACGGCGGCTTGCTCGTCGCCATCACGCTTGAAGACCCCGTTCGCCACCGAAAGCGCGAAGTCGCGGTCGTCACCATGCAACGGCTTGAATTCGTCGGGCAGATTGCCCTTACTCCATCTCATGTATGGGAATGGCGCGAATGCGCCGGGTTGCTAGATTGTGTGTCTGCCGAATTGCCTCGTCACAGGAAGCAACTGGCATAGGCAGTTCGTATGAAGCGGCGGGTGTCTCACCGTATAGCCCCCACCGCTCATCAGCTGATCCTTCGCAAAGAATCGACCATGCAAGGGGCGGCACCTTGGACAGGGCCACACCCCCTGGAAGAAGCACATCCACTGATAACCGACGCACCACTCCTGCGGATCAAGGTTCGCTCTCATCGCACCATGGAAGGCTCGATTGGCTTCTGTGCGAATCGTCGCCTTAGCCCTGGCCGCTGCTGTCTTCCATGGAGTGCCCTTGGTATCCAGCCCAGCACCAATCAGACGCTGGCTCAGATCCCCAACACTCTCCTGGTTATAGATGCCCCGCAGTAGCTCGCCTCGAATCCTCGGCTCAATGAGTTGCGTCACGTTGTCGGCAAACGGAATGGCCTGATCGCGCAAGGCATCAAGCATCGACATCTTCGAAAACTCAGATGGAAGAAGCATCTCCCCGACATGCTCCGCAATGCGCTGTGCAGCAAGAGTACCTGCATCCCAACCACGCACTACGTTCGCAACAATCCCCACAGACAACGCTGTGGACAACTCCAGCCAGAGGTTTCGCTTCGAGTCGACCTCTGACGCAGCCTGTCGAAGTAGCTGCAGCCGCCCGTAATCGCCATACTGGCGCTCAAGCAACTCCAACCGCTCCAACAGCTCCTCGATGTCTCCTCGGGCAAGCCCTAGTAGCCGCAACGCCTCACGAATGTCCTCTTCAGCGTCTTCATACATACCCTTGCGACTTGAGAGAAGAATCTGCTCAATTCGAGGGTTTGGCATTGCGCTTCCAGTCGATCGCACCCTGGATTCCCAGATATGCCAACGTCACAGCAGAAACACCCTGCGCAGCGATAACCCCCGAGATGTCCCCGAGCATATACAGCACAACCAGGAACAGATCAGCGCCTACTGCAATCCAAAACTTCCTGCTGTTCAGCTTCTCGTTCAAGCGATGAACGTCCTTACACAGACTCCAATCATCGCCACAAGCATGATCCCAATGAGCCAGCGGTTCGTCGCCGCTGTCTTGGCAACGCCCGTGAATCGATACGCCAGTCCGTTCTGCGGATTCCCGTTCCCAAGCAACGCCTGGCTAATCGGATCGATCCGCCTACAGAATTCCGTGCGCAGTGAACTCGTCATGCCCTGGATGTCTTTCTTGATTTCGCTAATCTCGCCTTCGAGACCCGCTACCTTGCCGTCGCGCAAACCATCTTCATAGGTCTTATCTGCCACCCTGCGCTCCAACCGTGCTGTTCACTGCAGCACGCTCAACGTCCTTCGTCGGCCGTCGCCACTGAAAGCCTCCTGCAGGAAACGGCTTATCAACGTCATCGCCTTCAAGTTTCTGTCCCACAATCCCACCAGGAGGCCAGCGGTTTTCTGCACGCATTCGCTCTTCTTCCTCTTCGGGATCGATGCCGAGTTTCTCCATGGCAGTGCGCGAGGAGATTAGCTGCAGAATCCACGGCTCCATCCACGCCCGAACTTCCTTCTCCGTGTCTCTCGGGACAATCGGATAGAAGCCCACCGCGAACTCGCCAGATGGATCGATCGTTCGCTCTACAATCTGTATGAGTCCATTCGCAAACGAACTCTGCATCTCTTTGAACCGACGCACCGCAGGTGCCTCAGCAACCAAAGAAGCCGCATAGTTCGTGTCTCCAGAATCAGAGAAGACCATGTAGTAGGGAAGGCCAGCGCCTGAAGCAATCGAGAGGTCCAACGATCTCCCCTGGTCCTTCCAGTTCATGCGGAAGGCAGGATGGTCAATCGTGTGGTACTCCTCCTTCAGGTTGCAGGTGATGATCGTTCCCGGAGGAGGGAGAGCAGCAAGGTCGTTCACCCTCGTCGCAATCTGCTCCGCCGTCCATGGTCCCTTGCGAATGATCGGAATGCTCGCCAGAATCTTCAGCAGAACCGATTGTGAGTTCTCCAACGATCGCTTTCTCGTCAGGGAAGTCAGAATGGGCTCTAGGATTCCATGTCCCCACTTCTGGCCGAGCGACAGGACGCGAAGATGAATCAATTCATCAGCATCCCATGTTATCTTCTCGTATTGGTCGCGCCCCTTGTACCCGGTGATGTCTTCTGGATCGCCCTTAGCAGACAGGATCTCCGCAACTTGATCGGCGCGAAGATGGCGGATCTGAGGAATGGCATTGTCCTGGTCGGCAAGCCGCATGAAGTGGTTCCCATCAACTAGCGTCAGCCGAATCGCGTTTCGCCACTTCTCGTCAAAGTTGTTGGACTTCTTGAATTCAGTCCACTCGCCCTCATCCCTCTCATTATCGAACTTCACAAAGTAGCCATCCCCAAGGATGTAAGACGTATAGGTCTCGATGATGTTGCGAGCACGGGGGTCCTTGCGGTACGCCTTGTAGGACTCCTCCATCAAGTCATACCGATCGACGTTCAGATCATCATCGCTCTGACTCGAAAAGCGATTCCAGCCAGATGACGCAGCTGCCCCGCCCTCATGATTGGACAGGGAATAGTCCGCTTCCGTAACCACACGGTCACGGAACAGAGTCTTCAGGTTCTCAAAGATGGGGATAGACATCTACACCTTCTATTCGCGGTAGTCGCACTTGGTACAGAATGAATGCGGGCCAGGTTCGTCGGGGTCCGTACAACCATCCCAACCCATCACGGCACTGCACTTCGGACATCGCCTTGCATAAGCATTCTTCGGCGACGTATCCCCCTCACGAAACGCCCGGATCAGTCCATTCACCCTCTGCATCACATCGGCTTCCCACTCGAAGTCAGCACCGATCTTCTGCGCCACTTCCTCGGTGAGAACGGCTGCGAAGTCTTGAAGTACATCGGCTACGTCACTTCTCATCGCGGGCCTCCCACATCGTCACAATCTCGTTGCAGTCGTCGTCGAGTTTGACATCGCCTATCTGTTCAATCGTTACGCGGAAGACCTTGCGCCCAGATGGTTTGAACCCGTCATAGATCACATCGAAGAGGTCGTCAAACTCCGCATCCTCGCCAGCGCCTTCGAGCGTCAGCCAAGTTCCCTCCCACGGGATAACCCCGGCGTCAATGCGCCCCTCATAGACCCATCTCTCCATTACCACCCCTCCAAATCCCCAAACTGCCCCCTCTGCTGCCC